TGGACTAGTCCGTGGGACAATAATGTGCCTTTCTTAAGAGAACAATGGTTAGACCATGATTTAGATTTTATAGAGACACTATCAAGATAATGACATATTTAGCATTAATAGCATTATGTATGGTATTTGCCTATATCGGAAGTCAACGATGAAGGCAGTCTTTAGTAATAGAATACAGATAGAAGGAAGTGCTGATATGTTAGCAGTTCTTGAAGAGGAACTAACTTATCGGTTACCCCCGCGTATGCCTCAAGACCCTCCTATAATCATAAAAACAATTAGACCTTTAAGAGAGGGGATTGTTTCTATACCAATGGGAAGAACGGATTTAGTCCCAAAGAATTACGATATAGTCGATAAGAGGATTGTTCGTCCAGTTGAATTTCCCGAGTTTGCGTTCACTTTACGTGAGAGCCAGCAGGCGGTCTATGACCGAGTAGTTGACAATACTATAATAAACGCTTGGGTAAGTTGGGGAAAGACAATAACGGCTTTATCCATCGCAAAAAAACTCGCGAATAAAACATTGGTTGTTACGCACACGACCAACTTAAGAAACCAGTGGGAAGGCGAAGTAAAAAAAGCATTTGGAATTACACCAGGCAGGATAGGTAGTGGAGAATTTAATACTTCAGGTCCTATTACTATTGGGAATATCCAAACTTTGTACCGACGAATGGACGACATAAAACAACGATTCGGTACTGTGATTTTAGATGAGATGCATCACGTTAGTAGTCCTACTTTTACTAGAATAGTAGATGAAATGCCTGCGAGATATAAGATTGGATTAACAGGAACATTAGAACGAAAAGACGGAAGACATGTAGTCTTTAGAGATTACTTTGGGAATACAGTACTAAAACCACCTAAAGAGAACTATATGATACCAAAAATTGATATCATTAAATCAGACATACGTTTTCTAGATGGCTCTTATACGCCTTGGGCTGAGAGAGTTAATCATTTAGCTAGTAATGAAGAATACATTCATACTGTATCTATGATTGCAGCAAGGTACGCTGCTTTAGGGCATAAAGTATTAGTAGTCTCTGATAGAGTAGCATTTCTAAAAATTTGTGCGAGACTAGTGGGAAACCGAGCTATTTGTATAACAGGGGATATGCCCTTTGAAGAAAGAGATGTAGCTATGAAACAAATGAAAGGAGATAAAAATATTCTCTTTGGAACTCAATCAATATTCTCAGAAGGAATATCATTAGATGATTTAAGCTGTTTAGTACTAGGGACCCCTGTAAATAACGATCCATTACTAACACAATTAATAGGAAGAATAGTACGGGAAAAGGAAGGAAAAATCCAACCAACAGTCGTAGATATTCATTTAAAAGGAAAAACCGCCACCAGACAAGCAACTGCTAGAATGGGGTATTATATAAAAGAAGATTATAAGGTACATATATTATGACAACCCAACAACCACAAAAAAAAGAAATTACATTAAACTTACCAGAAATGAGAAAGTTAAAGTTTATGATTGCTACTCCCATGTATGGGGGTATGTGTCATGGAATGTATACTAAATCACTAATGGATACCATCTCTATGATGACAGGTCACGGAGTACCAGCACAACTTTATTTTATGTTTAATGAATCTTTAATTACAAGAGCAAGAAACTATTGTGTTGCTAACTTTCTAAAAAGTGATTGCACTCATCTATGGTTTATAGATAGTGATATTACTTGGAAAGCTCAAGATGCACTATACATGATGCATCTTATGGCAGAAGACCCAGATAAATTAAAAATCTTTACTGCATTATATCCTAAAAAAGTTATTGCTTGGGAAAAGATAATAAAGGCTGCCAAAACAGGTCTATTTGATGAAGCCCCTGATGACTTAGAATTAATAGCTGGAGATATGGTATTTAACCCACACCCTACAGAATATCCTGATGGAAGAGCTCCTGTATTTGAACCTGTAAGAGTAAAAGAAGCAGGTACAGGTTTTATGTTTATTGAAAGAAGTGTTTTTGAAAAGTATGGAGACGAACACCCAGAACTTTGGTACACTCCAGACCATTTAAGGGAGGCAGAATTTATGGCAGATGAAAGAATTTGTGCTTATTTTGACTGTGTAATTAATGAACAAGATAGATATTTAAGTGAGGATTATATGTTCTGTCAAAATGCAGATAAACTAGGGTATAAAGTATATACTTTGCCTCATATAGAACTTATGCATTGCGGAAGCCATATATTTAGTGGAAGTGTACTAAAGATGGCACAACTTGACCTTCACCCTACAATCGACCCAGATCATGCAAAAAAAGTTGCTGAGTCTGCGGGCAAAAAACCTCAGAAAAATAGTTCTTGACAAATGGATAATTTTTTGTTATAATATCTATGATATTTTATAATTGGGAAAAGATTTTAAGGTCTAGCAACAGAAAAGTCATAGACATTGTAGCTATACTTAGAATAATAACATACAAAATAACCCCAAAAAACTATCACGATAGAACTTTTAAATTTTATCAACAGAACTACGGTGGCTTTAGTTTTCTACTTAATGCAGAAGATTTACTCACCAAAGGACGTACTTATAGTGACAAAGAAGTTTGCGAATATGCAGGTGTCGCGTCATTTCGCAACTACCATGAGTACAAACAATCAGGAGACACTACATTAGACCTCCTGTACCTTCCGGTATCGGAGGACATTATTAATAACAACAGACTGCTCGAATTGAGAGGGGATAAAATTCACTTCTTATTTGAGGAGACACAATCGGAGAAAAACGATGGCTATAGGCTTTAACACAACAAAGGGCTCTGCCCAAAAAAACAAAATTGAAACATACAATTTTTCAAACAGAGAAGACCACCACTTAAGAATAGTAGGTGACCTTCTTCCTCGTTATGTGTACTGGATAAAAGGCGAAAACAATAAAAATATTCCCATGGAATGTTTGTCTTTTGACAGAAATAGCGAGACCTTTAACAATGTCGAACATGATCATGTTCGAGATTTTTACCCTGATCTAAAATGCGGATGGGCTTATGCAGCTCAATGCATTGACTACGGCGATAAATCAATGAAAGTTTTAAATTTAAAAAGAAAACTATTTGACCAAATCTTAGTAGCTATGGAAGATTTAGGTGACCCTACTGATTACACAGCGGGTTGGGATATTTTCTTTAAAAGAATCAAGACTGGACCTCAAGTGTTTAATGTTGAGTACCAATTACAAGTACTTAAATGCAAACCAAGAGCGTTAGAAGATTGGGAACAAGAATTAGTTGCCGAACTTAAGTCAATGGATGACGTCTTACCAAGACCTACTCCAGACGCTCAGTTAGAACTTTTAAAAAGAGTTCAGAACTCTCAAAATGCTACTGAAGAAGTATCGAATGAATTTGATATAAAATGATTGGCGTAGGCGAAGAATTCCCTGAATTTTATATGCAGGCAGTTAATCTGGAAAATGAAATAATTGACTTTGACTATGAAGATTTAAGTGGTTGGTCAATTATTTACTTTTATCCAAAAGACTTTACCTTCATATGCCCTACAGAAATTCAAGGATTCGATAACTTAGTAGGGATAGTAGATAATGTTATCGGAATTAGTCCAGATAACGAATATTGTAAACTTGCATGGAAACAGGATAACGAAATGATTAGTGATATTAGTCATATCCTTGCAGCAGATTCTGGTAATGAATTAGCAAACATTCTTGGAATAGTCTCAAACGAGAACGTTCCTTATAGAGCTACTTTTATTGTAGACCCAGATAATGTTATTCAACATGTATCAGTTAATGCACTACATACAGGTAGAAGTCATGAAGAACTTTACAGAACTGTAGAGGCTCTTAAAGCTGATGGATTAACAGGCTGTGACTGGCAAGCAGGAGACGATTACGTAGCATGATCTTATTTACAGCAGACTGGCATTTAAAGCTAGGGCAGAAAAATGTCCCTATGGCTTGGGCTTGTTCGCGCTATAAATTATTTTTTGAACAGATAAAGCAGTTAGAAAGTGACTGCAGTTTACATATCATAGGCGGGGACTTGTTTGATCGAGTTCCCTCTATGGATGAGATAACTTTATACTTTGACTTTATTAGTGGTATAACGATACCAACTATAATTTATGACGGAAATCATGAAGCAACTAGAAAAAATAAAACATTCTTCTCTAATCTTAAAAGAGCAACGAATGAATTAAATCCTTTAGTTGAAATCGTTGATAAGACTACTGAGTATGGAGACTATGCTATACTTCCTTATGCAGATTTGCATAGAAAAAGAAGTATAGAAATGATTAAAGCTCCAATATTATTTACACATGTTCGTGGAGAGATACCACCACATGTAATACCTGAAGTAGACTTAGATAGATTTAATAAATTTGATACTGTTTTTGCTGGTGATTTACACGCGCATAACAATACTCAAAGAAACATAGTCTATCCAGGCAGTCCAATGACGACTTCTTTTCATAGAAATCAAGTCCAAACGGGTGCCTTACTAATTGATGAATCTGACTGGAGTTGGGAATGGCATGAATTCAAGTTGCCCCAACTTATCCGAAAGACAGTAGATAACCCTGATGATATGGTACAAACACCATATAATCATACAATTTACGAGATTGAAGGAGATGTTCAAGATTTAGCATTAGTAAAAAATTCAGAATTGTTAGACAAGAAAGTAGTAAGACGACAAGTGGAAGCACGACTAAATTTAACTGCTGAGATGACAATTTCTGATGAACTAGTATTATATCTACAAAATATATTACAATTAAATGATGATAAAATTAGAACTATTATAGGAGTATTTAGTGATTATTCTACAGAAGTTGAAATGGGATAACTGTTTCTCTTATGGTAGTGGCAATGAGATAGACTTAGCTGCGTCAACTCTCACACAATTAGTTGGAACAAATGGAGTGGGCAAATCATCAGTCCCTCTCATACTTGAAGAAGTAATGTTTAATAAAAACTCCAAGAATGTGAAAAAAGCAGATATTGCCAATCGCTATGTGAATCAGGGTTATAATATAAGTCTCGATTTCATGGTTGATGGCGACGAGTATTGCATTTCAGTAATGCGTAGAAAAGCATTGAAATGTAAACTCACAAAGAACGGAAAAGATATATCGTCACATACTGCGTCAAATACCTATAAAACTCTGGGAGAGACATTAGGGATAGATTTTAAGACTTTTACACAATTAGTTTATCAAAATACTAACGCATCACTACAGTTTTTGACAGCAACAGATACAAACCGTAAAAAGTTCTTAATTGAATTATTAAAACTTGACGAGTATGTGGCATTTTTTGAAACTTTTAAAAATGCAGTACGAGATATATCACAGCAGATTATAGTCCATGAGGCAAAAACAGACACAATCGTAAAATGGTTAGATGGCAACAAATTGGACTCTATAGACATACTGCCGATAATGAAACTTCCAAAAACGGAAGAAAGTGATGAAAAGCTATTACGTTCGTTACAGTTACAATTTGAAAATCTGGCGGAGAAAAATCGAAAAATTAACGATAATAATTACTTGCTAGAAGAACTGAAGTCCATAGATATTAATGAATTTCGTACAGACTTGGAAAGTAATCCAAGTATGCAAGGTACTGCAGATTTACAAGAAAATCTAGGTGGACTTAAACAAGAAGTAGTACAGTACGAAAATGAAAAGGATAAATACTTAGACTTACTTGAAAGAGGAGAGAGCACTTGTCCTACTTGTGAACAGAAAGTAGACACAGATCTTCTTGTTGATAACTATCAAGAATTAGATAAGAAGGTAGAAACATTAGAAGCCAACGTGGCTCAGGGGAATAAAGAATTAGAGAAAATAAATGATGAAAACAAAGTACATAGGAAGGCAACCCGAGGAATCAAAAACTGGGAACAGCTTTACAGGAGTGTGGACTCTGGACTCCCTACAAGAGTATATGATAAAGCACAAGTGGAAAATCAAATACGAGAAGTACAAAACAAAGTTGAAACGGCTCGGGAAAGATTGGAGGAAGTCATAGATGAAAACCAATCAAGAGAAAGACATAATACCAGAATTGATATTATTCAGGAACAAACTGAATCATTTGAAAAGGAATTATTTTCCATTACAACTGCGCTCAGCGCTGCTGAAAGTAAACTATCAGTACTTGAGATTCTTAAAAAATCATTTTCAACTAATGGACTCCTCGCATATAAAATCGAATCCCTCGTAAAAGAATTAGAGGTATTAACGAATGAGTATTTGGCGGAGTTTAGTGATGGGAGATTCTCTATTAATTTTGTAGTAGAGAATGATAAATTAAATGTTGAAGTATCTGATAATGGGAACATTATTGATATTTTGGCTCTTTCTAGCGGTGAACTTGCTAGAGTTAATATTGCTACACTTGTAGCAATTAGAAAATTGATGACCTCTATAAGTAGAAGTCAGATAAATGTTCTTTTCTTGGATGAGGTTAATCAAGCCTTAGATGAAGCAGGAAAAGAAAAAGTGGTAGAAATCCTTTTAAAGGAAGAGAATCTAAATACATATCTAGTCTCTCATGGGTGGACTCATCCTCTCTTAGAGAAAATAGAAATAGTAAAGACAGATAATATAAGTAGTTTAGAACAATGAAAGATGGAGATACCTTTTGGTATCATGAGTGCCCTCAAATGGCATACCCACGATACATCCCTGTTGGAGAGAAGTGCCCAGCCTGTGCATTTGCAGCTCTCCCACCAATAGATAAAGCAAAAATTAGGCAAAGCGAATATTTAAACGAAATTGAAGGAACAGAATAATGGAAGACCAATTAAAGAAAATTATATCAATGCATCTAGGAAAAGACCCCGCAGATATTAAAACTCATATGTCATTTATAGATGACTTGGGAGCGGATTCTCTAGATACAGTAGAATTAGTAATGATGATAGAAGAAGAGTTTGAGTGCGAAATACCAGACGAGGTAGCTGAAAACTTACACACAGTTCAAGATATGTTAGACTACTTGGAAAAAAGTGGTTAATGCACGACAAAAAGGTCGTACAGGCGAATTACAAGTACTAAATATGTTAACCCGACATACAGGGTTGCCATTCATTCAAGTCCCTGGTTCAGGGAGTGGAAAAGTGAAGGGAGACTTGTACCTTCTAAATCATAAGAATGTTTTTCTTATTGAAGTAAAATTCTATAAAGACAATCCTTTTGGTTCAAAAATATTCACACAAAAAAGTAATAATCTTGTTCAATGGTGGAACAAATTAATAAGGCAAGCAGAAGAAAATAGTCTTGAACCCTTATTGTTTTGGAAGAAAAATCATGAACAATTTTTCGTAGCAACAACAAGAAAACCTCTATTCTATAAGAAGTATGTGCATATATCATGGCTCGGTGCATATATTATGACAGCAGAACAATGGTTAGAGAAAGAAACAATGGAATTTACAAATGGCAATAGAATTTACGAGCCTTGGAAAGCTGATCCCGAATGGGAACTTATTAATAGTTGATGGACTCAACGTAGCTTTCCGATGGAAACATCAAGGCAAACTCAAATATAAGACTGAATATGTAAGAACAGTCGAAAGTCTAGCAAAATCTTACAACTGTGGAGAAGTAGTTGTTCTCGGAGATGGCGGAAGTCATAAAAGAAAAGAACTATATCCTCTATATAAAGCGAATCGTAAAGAACGATACGCAGATCAAACGCCTGAAGAGGCTGCAGAGTTTGAGCAATTTATGGCTGAATTTGCAAATACTTTAAAAATGCTTGAAAAATCAGGACATTTAACATTAAGATATCATGGCGTAGAAGCAGATGATATTGCCGCTTTAATATGTTCAAAGCGGGAACATCTTGGTCTAGAAAATATTTGGTTAATATCTTCTGATAAAGACTGGGACTTATTAATTGATGAGAACATTTCACGGTTCTCAACAGTAACGAGAAAAGAAACAACATTAGAAAATTGGGATGAACATTATGATTTTGACCCTGAGTATTTTTTAACTTTTAAATGCTTAACAGGAGATAAAGGAGATAATGTTCCAGGAGTTAATGGAATCGGCCCTAAAAGAGCAACTGGTCTAATACAAGAATACGGAGATATTTTTGATATTATGGCTAGTCTGCCTATTGATAGCAGATATAAACATATGCAAAACCTTAATGAGTTTGGAAGTGAGCAACTTAGCTTAAATATAGAACTCATGGATTTATCATATGATGTTGATGCGCAAGTTTTAGGGAATAGCGAAGAAATAATTAACAACGTAGAGGAGTACATAAGTGAAGATAGATTATAGTAAAGATTCTTTATTAGATGATTTCGCAAAGATAACTTTGCAAGACAGATATATGGTGGGACACGAACAGTCTCCCCAAGAAGCTTTTGCTAGAGCTGCTACTGCATTTGCAGATGATGACGCTCATGCACAGAGACTATATGATTACGTTAGTAATCTATGGTTTATGTTTGCAACTCCTATTTTATCAAATGGAGGTACCGAACGCGGTCTTCCAATTAGTTGTTTCTTAAATTACATAGATGATAGTCGTGAGGGTATTACCGAACATTATGTAGAAAATGCTTTTCTTTCTTCTTTTGGAGGAGGAATAGGCGGAGGCTGGAGTGCAGTACGTGCTCAAGGAACTAAAACTTCCAAAGGCTCTGAATCTACAGGTGTAATACCTTTCATAGGAGTCGTAGATAGAGAGATGTTAGCTTTTTCTCAAGGTATAACCAGAAGAGGAAGTTACGCTGCCTATCTCGATATAAGTCACCCAGAAATTGAGGAATTTTTAGATGTCAGAAAGCCCACTGGCGGTGATAGCAACCGTAAGTCTATTAATTTACATCATGGTGTTAGTATTAACGACGCCTTTATGGAGTTAATCTATAAAGCGTCTAAAGAAGCTGGTATTGATGATAGTTGGGAGTTAATTGACCCCCATACTCAACAAGTCAAAAAAACAGTTTCAGCGAAAGCACTATGGGTAAAACTATTGCAAAATAGAATGGAAACAGGAGAACCATATATAATGTTTAGTGATGCAGTAGATGCAGAACTACCTGATTTCCAAAAGAAGAAGGGACTTAAGGTAAATCATAGCAATTTATGCTCTGAGATTACGCTTGCCACCGACGAAGAAAGAACTGCAGTGTGTTGTTTATCTAGTGTCAATTTAGAATATTTTGACGACTGGAGTCAACACCCTGCTTTCATTCCTGACTTAATTAGAATGTTAGATAATGTTATAACCAGTTTTATTGAAAAAGCACCAGAGCAACTATATAGAGCAAAATTTTCTGCTATGCGGGAAAGAAGTTTAGGTTTAGGAGCAATGGGATTTCATGCGTACTTACAAAAGAATAATATTCCTTTTGAGAGTGCAAATGCGACGGGTGCAAATTTAAAAATGTTCTCACATATTAAAGAAAAAGCAGTTACAACCACTAGAAAACTAGCGGTAGAAAAAGGAGCTTGTCCAGATGATGATACAGCATCAGTAAGAAATGCACATCTTTTAGCAATAGCTCCAAATGCAAGTTCTAGTATTATATGTGGAAACACGAGTCCGAGTATAGAACCTTTCCGTGCTAATGCTTTTAATCAAAAAACAAAGTCTGGAAGTAACCTTCATAAAAATAAATTTTTGGAAAAAACTTTAGAAAGTTACGAGAAGAATAACGAAGAAACTTGGCGAACTATAGTGACAAACAAAGGAAGTGTACAACACTTAGAGTTTTTATCTGAATGGGAAAAGAATGTATATAAGACTGCTGTTGAATTAAACCAGTCTTGGTTAATAGATCATGCAGCCCATAGACAAGAATATATTTGTCAGTCCCAAAGTTTAAATTTGTTTTTCCCACCAGATGTTGATAAGGGCAGCTTACATAATATACATATGCTAGCATGGGCAAGAAACTTAAAAACTCTTTACTACTTAAGAAGTGAAGCTATATCCAGAGCGGATGTAGTATCTGATTTAGTAAAAAGAGAAATAATCTTTGAACAATCTGATTGTTTAGCGTGTGAGGGTTGATATGAGTTTATTAGACGAAAGAGCATACTATAAACCTTTTCAGTACCCTTGGGCTTTTGAAGCGTATAAAATGGCACAACGAATGCATTGGATGCCTGAAGAAGTTACTTTACAAGATGATGTAAAGGATTATAAAGAAAACCTTACAGAAGACGACAAAATATTATTAGATAATCTTTTTTTGTTTTTCACACAGGCAGATGTTGATGTAGCAGGAGGATATGCTAATCATTATTTACCTACTTTTAAACAGCCTGAGGTACGAATGATGTTATCTGCTTTTGCAAGTATGGAAGCAGTACATATGGAGGCATACGCTTTATTAGTAGACACACTAGGTAAGAGTGAAGAATTCTATGAAGAGTTCTTAAACATACAAGCTATGACAGATAAACATGAGTATCTAACAAATTTTAATATGGATACTCCATTTGATATAGCGAAAACGATAGCTGTGTATAGCGGATTTACTGAGGGAGTACAACTATTTGGTAGTTTTGCAATCCTTTTAAATTACCCTAGACACAACTTGATGAAAGGCATGGGACAGATAGTGACTTGGAGTATTAGAGATGAATCCCTCCATGTTGAGAGCATGTCCAGACTCTTTCGCACATTTTGCAAAGAAAATCCAGAGATATGGAACGACCGCCTGAAGTATGAGATATATTGTGCAGCGGAACGCGTTGTTGAATTAGAAGATCGATTTATAGATGTTTGTTTTGAAAACGCGAAAATTCCCGATTTGACATCAGAAGATGTTAAAGAATATATTCGCTATATTGGGGGTCGCAGATTATTAGGACTTGGATTGAAGAACATCTTTCATGCAAAAGTTAATCCATTACCTTGGATTGACATACAAGTAAACGCAGTTGAGCATACCAACTTTTTTGAAAACCGTGCTACCGAGTATGCTAAGGCTAGTACACAAGGAAATTGGCAGGACATTTTCAAATGAGTGAACAAGAACACATAGAAGGACAAACTGTTACTATTGATGGAGTTATCCATGAATTAAGTACCTTATCCAAAGAGCAGTTACAAATAGTACATCATTGTCAAAGAGCAGATGCAGAAATAACCAGATTACAAGATTTAATGGCTATTATCTCTACTGGACGACAATCATATATTAATGAATTGGGAGACCAATTAAATAAAGAAAAAGAGGTTACAGAAGGAAACTCTCACGATACCTAATGAGAATATTTATAGGATACGAAACTAAGTACCCCGAACAGTATGAGGTGTGTAAAGCCTCAATAGAGCGCTATAACGTAGGACACGATATTAGACCGCTTATTAAAGAAGAAATGATACAGAAGGGGTATCATAGAACCGTAGAAGGGGAGTCAACAGACTTTGCCTTCACTAGATTTTTAGTGCCATATCTATGTGATTATACAGGGTATGCACTTTTTTGTGATAGTGACTTCTTGTGGAGGTCAGACCCCCAAGAAATTTGTTCCTTTAAAGAAAAAAAGTATTCAGTTCATGTAGTAAAGCACGCACAACTTATAGAAAGTGAGCATAGCAAAATGCATGACAAAGTGAACAGACCATATCCTAAAAAGTACTGGTCTAGTCTAATGTATATAAACTGCAATAAAGCAAAGAACTTAACTATGGAATCAGTTAATCATGCAGACGCAAGTGATTTACATGGATTTAAGTGGTTAAAGAATGATAATGAAATAGGGGATTTACCCGTTACTTATAACACGTTAGTAGGTTATTATAATATCAGAAACCCAAAAGCAGTACACTTTACAGACGGCGGACCGTGGCTGATAAGCTATGAAGATGTCCCTTATGCAGAAGAATGGAAATTAATTTACAACAACTTATAGAGAATAAGAATATTTTACTAGTAGGAAACTCTGTGGAGATTCTTCAGTATGATTATGGAAATACGATTGAAAGCTATGATGCTATAGTACGTTTTGGAAGGGGTATACCCACTAAAGAAAACGAACAGGCAATAGGATCAAGAACTGATATATGGGTATCGGGATTTTTAAGAAAAAATTCTAGACCTAACTTTCCAAAAGCAATTCCATTGATTAACCGTTGTAGGATAGATTTAGATAGTAATACAGAACATCATTTTTTTAATTATGAATATATTGAAATGTTTTCAGATGAAGAATTAAAAGAAGTCTTTAAAGAATTTGGATATAGAAATAAAGATAAATGGAGTCCCCGTCCTTCTCAAGGATTTATGGCACTACTTTACTTTACAAGAAAAATGAAAGTTTGGAAGAGTTTAACTATAATAGGATTTGACTTCTTTGCTAAAAAATTAAATTTTAAAGTAGGAGAAGCAAAGCCTTCTAGTTGGCACATGCCTACTAATACTATAAGTAAAATTCCCCATAGTGCAAAAACGGAAAGAGATTTTGCTCTTGAATTATCTAAAAATGGGGTTATTAAATGGATTATGCTTTCCGATTTAAAGGAAGAAGCAATTAGTGTTGTTTCTACGAGATAATTATCCCAACTTACCTAGTTGGTAACCTGCTTCCACAACCTTTCTAAGATACCTTTTCTGGTTATCTGCTTTTATTAACAATACCTCATTCAAACTTGCATTGCGCAAATTAAGAGGAATCTTGTCTATTAAACTTGTCCATTGGTCAAATGGTACTGCTAATTGATATATAGTGGGAAGAGCATGATAAGGACAATTAAGAATAGACTTAGGCATTTCTATAGACCAACTCTTTCTTAGCATTAAGTTATAATTAAATGCGTCTTTTGGTCCGACTGCTTCATGTCTTAATAACTGGTCATCTTTACCATTAATATATAATGGAGTAAAAACATGATTATTTTTAAGAAGTGCTGAAAAGAAAGTTGGATTATAAGCACTTAAAACAAATTGGTCTACTTCTGCTAAAGGAGCTAAAGCTACCCCTGCATCCATATAGCCATCAAACGGAACAGGTGTTACTATTCCTCCGTTGAAGAAAGTATCATTAGTACCTATCTTACAAAAAGCCTCCCAATTTAGCATAAATACTTTTTTATCAAGATCGTCTCTTTTAGAGTCCAAACCTAATAGATTATAATATTTTCTAAAATGAGTATGGGTTATCCATTTATGTGTTCTACAAAGAATTGATACTTTATTATCAAAGTATGATTCTGGTGGTATTTGTCCTTCATCTAAGGCTGTTAAGAATAGTCGGTTACCACTTGTAACTATTACTCTTTTTCCTAAGCCAGGTGACTTATCTTTCCAATGTTCTTTTAACTGAAGAACTGCTCTAGCTTGCATATCCTTTCTACCCATCTGAGGCATTTGATAAATATTTACTTTATTAAAATTAGCCAATGCAAAGTCTACAACTCTTTTGTTCCAGACAGAAGGTCGTATAAATAAATGTAGGCGAAAGTTATCATCTTTTTTGTCCAATAAGGACGCCAAAGTGAACATTCCGTACACTTGTTCGTAAATTACTACTAATTCAATTTGTGGTGTCATAATTTTATCTTGTAATCCCAGAAGTTATCAAAATAACGTTCTACTCTTTCCTCGGCATCTTCATCAAAATCAAAGATGATGCCCGATCTTTTGCTTGAAAGAATTTTTCTAAGTGCGTCTTTAGAAGATTGGTTCTTCTGGTCTGCTACTGTAGCATAAATACTTTCGTATGTTAAATGACTTTTTTCTCTCTCTATCTTTGGAGTAGAAATAAGTCGTAATCCTTTATCTAGAAGAAGTGCTATTAGTCCTGTCTCACTATTAGGAGAACACGCTACTTCTTTAGCTTTTAATAATAAGTCCATTCCGCTAACTTTTTTATCTAAAACCTTATCCTTTCCATATTCTTTTTTAAACTTTGCCACATATAAGTTTGTGGTTATCGGATGTGGTTTTATAACAAAGCCGTCTTCTATACATTTACCTATTCTTCCCCAGTCTATAACTTGCACATCTTTCCCTTGCTTAGTTAACAAATTAGTACCTGGTGGAAATATTACTTTATCATGATAAGTTTCATTATCTTTAAGTAAATATTTGTCTCTAAAATTCTTTATTATTTTATCAATTCTTTCTTCGTCTATTTTTATGTCTGAATCAACGATTGATTTAAATATCTTATCATTTATTTTAACAGAGTTTACTTTAAATAAAAGTCCGTTTCCCATAAAGTCGGTATATAACCATGACCTTACTGTATGAATCTCATTAGTATTAAACCAGAGATCATATTCAAGTGCTAAACCTCTATAACTCTGTGGTAAAACTCTTTCCCTAAAAAGTTTTAACTCATCTAATTGAACCTTAGGTCTCATACTACTACCCGATTTCATATAATGAGTAGGAACATCTCCTACTTGTTCATGTATAGAAAGAGGGGGTAAAGAATTTTTAAGTCTTTGCCTAACTGGCTTCTGTTTTTCTGCCATTTCTAAGCTCTTTCTTTAAATTAAAGATTTCCATTTCCATATTTTTCAGTCGTTCTTCTGTCTCTCCGAGAGTGTCGAACATGGCTGATAACATGCTTTCCATTTTGTTATTTACATAGTTAACGTCTATTACTTTCTTTTCTGCTGCCATTATGCATTAGTCCACGTTGAGCCATCCCAATAAGATAATCCATAGTCTGTGGAGCTTGCGACTTCAGTATCAAATATGGTACCTGCTGAGCTGGCGGTTATTCTTTCAAACAGCGAAGTTGTAGTCGCTGTTGCTATTGTTGTTGAGTGTGTTGTTGCTATTGTTGTATCTGTTGCTTTAGTAGTGTCATAAGCCGTTGTAGTGGCTTTGTCTGTAGCTGTTGTTGCACTTGTACTTGTAGAAGAAGTAGTGCCAGTTGACCTACTTGTTAAAGTTCCTAACGTAGTAGCATAAACCGTACTTGTACTCTTACTTGTTATCGTATCAAATGTAGTTGTTGTATCAAACACAGTTGCAGTTGCATGACTTGTTGCCGTAGTTATAGTAGTATCAAAAGTTGTAGTAGTAGCTCTACTTGTACTTGTAGCACGAGAACTTGTTCTAGAAGTTCCATAGGTTGTGTCATAACTTGTACTTCTTGTTGTGTTTGTAGACCAAGTTGTATTATCTATATAAGCTGTTGACGTATCTCTAGTTGTATTCGTATTATTAACATCTGAAGTGCTATCTACGTATGCTGTAGTAGTACTTCTAGATGTATTCGTATTATTAACATCTGCCGTATTATCTACATAAGCTGTTGAAGTAGTTCTAGATGTATTCGTATTGTTAGTATCTGCTGTATTATCTACATAAGCTGTTGAAGTAGTTCTAGCTGTACTTGTATTATTAGTACCTGCTGTATTATCTACATAAGCTGTTGAAGTAGTTCTAGCTGTACTTGTATTGTTAGTACCTGCTGTATTGTCGACATAAGCTGTTGAAGTAGTTCTAGCTGTACTTGTATTATTAGTACCTGCTGTATTATCTACATAGGCGGTATCAGTAGACCTAGCTGTGTTTGTAGCATTAGTTCCACTTGTAGCATTAGTTCCCGAAGTACCTGTGCCTCTAGATGTATTAGTATTATTAGTACCACTTGTAGCATTAGTTCCTGAAGTACCTGTAGCTCGAGATGTATTAGTATTATTAGTACCACTTGTAGCATTAGTTCCTGATGTATTGTATGCAGTATTTCTACTAGTATTCCAAGCTGTATTTGTACTCCAACTCGTATTAGTACTTCTAGTTGTATTCCAAGAAGTATTTGTATTCTGAGACGTACTATTAGTATCTGCTGTACCGTACGAAGTATTCCATGAAGTGTTTGTATTCCATGAAGTCGCTGTATTATATCCTGTACTTCTAGTAGTTCCTATTGTAGTATCATGCCCTGTAGAGTGAGTGAAATAGGATCCTTCTCCTAGATTGTCTACAGTATTCCAAGTAGTTTGATAAGTAGTATCATAACCTGTATTTCGTGTTGTTGAGTTAGTACCTGATGTACTATTAGTTCCACTTGTACCTCTGGTGGTGTTCCAAGAAGTATTTGTATTCCATGAAGTACTGTTTGTACCACTTGTACCATATGAAGTATTATTAGTACCTGCTGTATTATTTGTACCTGTAGTACCATAAGAAGTACTTCTAGTTGTACCCCAAGATGTATTTGTATTCCATGAAGTTGCGGTACTATCTACATATGCTGTAGTAGTATTCCAAGATGTATTTGTATTCCATGATGTATTAGTACTATCTACATATGATGTAGTAGTATCCCAAGCTGTATTTGTATTCCATGAAGTTGCAGTATTATCTGTATAAGCCGTTGAAGTTGCTCTGGTGGTATTTGTTGCCCAAGCGGTATTTGTACTATCTGTATAAGCTGTTGAAGTATCTCTAGCCGTGTTTGAGGCCCATGATGTATTTGTACTATCTGTATAAGCTGTTGACGTATCTCTAGCTGTGTTTGTTGACCAAGTTGTATTAGTACTATCTGTAAAAGCGGTTGAGGTATCCCTAGCTGTGTTTGAAGCCCAAGTTGTATTTGTACTATCTACATAAGCTGTTGAAGTATCTCTAGCTGTGTTTGAAGCCCAAGAAGTAGCCGTACTATCTACATAAGCTGTTGAAGTTGCTTTACTTGTATTTGTATTCCAAGAAGTAGCCGTACTATCTACATAGGCTGTTGCAGTAGTTCTCGCTGTATTTGTACTTTGAGTAGTATTGTTCGTAAACCCTGTGTTTCTAGTTGTACTTATTGTAGTAT